GTGCCTCTCTGCGCAAAACCAAGAAATCCCACAAGCCCAAGGAAACACGAGCAGACGTATACGGCCGACTTATGGGAACAACTGAGCCCGGAAGAGCGCCTAAGCGCACTGGAGAGGCTCAATGACGACCAACTCCACTTCTTCGACGAGGACTGGTACCGCCACGCCCGGATCGAACAGCTCCCGCCCGAAGACCCCTGGCGCATCTGGCTGTTTCTCGGCGGCCGCGGCGCCGGAAAGACGCGTAGCGGCGCCGAATGGATCGCGGAAGGCGTCCACCAAGGCACCATGCAACGCATCGGCCTCATCGGTGCCACCTTCAACGACGCGCGTGCCGTCATGATCGAAGGCGTCGCCGGCCTCAAAACCATCTGCGAGAGCGCGACTTTCGAGCCCGCCAACCGCCGCATCAAATTCGCCAATGGCGCGATCGCCACGGTGCTCAGCGCCGACGAGCCCGACGGCATCCGCGGCCACCAGTTCGATACCATCTGGGCCGACGAGTTCTGCAAATGGCCCGACCCGCAAGGCGCGCTCGACATGGCGCTGATGAGCCTGCGCGTCGGCAGCGATCCGCGCATGGCGATCACCACCACGCCGCGCAACATCGCCGCGCTCAAGGATCTGCTCGCGTCGCCCGACGTCGCGGTGACGCGGGGCTCGTCCGCCGCGAACATCGCCAATCTCGCGCCCGGATTCCTCGAGACGATGGAGCGCCGCTATGGCGGCTCGCGCCTCGGCCGCCAGGAGCTCGAGGCCGAATTGATCGAGGACAATGACGACGCATTGTGGCGCCGCGCCTGGATCGAGGACAACCGCGTCCGCGAAGCCCCGCCGCTCGCCCGCATCGTCGTCGCCGTCGATCCGCCGATCTCCAGTCACGGCGACGAATGCGGAATCGTGGTCGCTGGAACGAGCGTTTGCGCGAGCGAGAGCGACAACAAAAAAGACATCAAGGTCGAACCCGACGGCTACGTCCTCGCCGACATGTCCGCCGGCGGCTGCACGCCGAACCAATGGGCGCAGCGCGTCGCCGACGCCTACGAACATTACCAGGCCGACGCCGTCATCGCCGAAGCCAACCAGGGCGGCGAGATGGTGCGTGCCGTGCTGCTCCAGGAGCATCCGCATCTGCCGCTCCAGCTCGTCCACGCGACGCGCGACAAGCGCACCCGCGCCACGCCCTGCGCCTCGCACTACGAAGCCGGCCGCATCCACCACGTCGCCGCGCTGCCCGAGCTCGAAGACCAGATGTGCACCTATGATGGCACCGGCCACAGCCCCGACCGGATGGATGCGCTGGTCTGGGCGCTTACGCATCTGTTTCCATCGGTGCGCAAAGCCGCACCCAAAATCCGGTCGCTGTGACATGCGCCGCCGTGATAATCTGACCGCAATGCTGGCGCCCGCGACCGGCAACAGGGGAAGAACCATGCGAAATCTGCTGCCGCTGTGCTGCGCGCTTCTCGTCTCCACCGCCGCCGTCGCTGCCGACAGCGGCCCGCCCGGTGCACATGCCGATTACTGCTCGTGGTGGGCGAGCGCGCCCGGTCCGGCCAAGCGCTTGTTCGTCTGTATCAAATCGAGCGGCTACATCCTGCAGAAAATGCCGGACGGCGATCTGCCGCCCGATGCGCAAGCCAGGGCCGACAAGGGCGACGCCCGTGCCATGCTGCTGCTTGGCAATGCCGCGCTCTATAATGGAGACCTCTCCGGTCTCGACTGGATCCGCAAATCCGCCGCCGCGAAAGAGCCCGACGCGGTCGCCGAACTCGCCTGGATGGCGAGTGACGGCTCGCTGATCGACAAGGACCCGGCGCAGGCTCTGACGCTCGATCAGCAAGCCGCCGCGCTCGGCTCGGCCCCGGCGATGATGGCGATGGGCACGCGCTATGCCACCGGCAACGGCGTCGCACAGGATGACTCGGCCGCGAACGAATGGTTCCACAAGGCCGCGGCCGCCGGCGATCTCGGCGCGATGGTGACGCTCGGCACGCGCTACGAAGCGGGCCTCGGCACCGCAAAGGATTATCCGCAGGCGATGCACTGGCTGCACGCCGCGATCGATGCCGGCCTCACCGGCCAGGCCGCCGGCCTGCTCGGCAAGATGTACGACTTGGGCGAAGGCGTCCCCGCCGATCCGGTGCAGGCGTTCCACTGGTACGAGCTCGCCGCGAAAGCCGGCGACCCGCGCGCCATGGCGCAGATCGCGGCGATGTACCACTTCGGCCGCGGCGTCGCGCAGGACGACACGCAAGCCCAGTTCTGGCACGACAAGTCGCAGCAACAGCAGCAGCACTGAATCTTTTTTCCTCCCCCGTTGTTACGGGGGAGAGGGACCGCACTTCGCGGTGGAGGGGGCGGCCACAAGCGCCGCTTCGCGCCGCTGGCCCCCTCCGTCTCGCTTCGCTCGACACCTCCCCCGTAACCACGGGGGGAGGAAAAGCGCGCTCTAACGAAAGCAAACACCCATGTTCGAATTCCTCCGCCGCGCGGCGCCGCCGCTCGTCACCAAATCCAATCCGCCCCTTATCGCGCTCCACCTCAACGCCGCGGCCCGCTGGTCGCCGCGCGACTATGCCGGCCTGGCGCGCGAGGGCGTCATGAAGAACGCCATCGTCTATCGCTGCGTCCGCACCATCGCCGAGAGCGCCGCCTCCGTCCCCTTCCTGCTCTATGACGGCGACGCCGAGCTCGCGGCGCATCCGCTGCTCACGCTCCTCAGCCGCCCCAATCCGGAAGAAGACGGCACCGCGTTCTTCGCGCGCTGGTATGGCTTCCTGCAATGCGCCGGCAACGCCTATCTCGAAGCCGCCAGCGCCGGCGGCGCGGTGCGCGCGCTCTACAATCTGCGTCCCGACCGCGTCGCGGTGGTGCCGGGCGCGCGCGGCTGGCCCGCCGCCTACGACTACACCGTCGACGGCCGCACCACCCGCATCGCGCGCGACACGGCGACCGGATTCCTTCCCGTGCTCCACACCACGTTGTTCCACCCGCTCGACGATTACTACGGCCTCTCGCCCGTCGAGGCCGCCGCCAACGCGATCGAGGTCCACAATGCCGGCGCCGCCTGGACCAAGGCGCTGCTCGACAACGCGGCGCGGCCTTCCGGCGCGCTGGTCTATCGCGGCCCCGATGGCGCACCCGGCCTGACCGACGATCAGTTCGCCCGCCTCAAGCGCGAGCTCGAAGACGCCTATCAGGGCGCCGGCAATGCCGGCCGTCCGATGGTGCTCGAAGGCGGCCTCGACTGGAAAAGCATGAGCTACACCCCCGCCGACATGGATTTCTCGACGACCCGCGACGTCGCGGCGCGCGAGATCGCGCTGGCCTTCGGCGTGCCGCCCATGCTGCTCGGCATTCCCGGTGACAACACCTATTCGAATTACCGCGAGGCAAACTTAAGCTTCTGGCGCCAGACGGTGCTGCCGCTCGTCGGCCGCACCACTGCCGCGCTGACCCGCTGGCTCGCCCCCCGCTTCGGCGACAATCTACGCCTCGGCTTCGACAGCGACGCGGTCGACGCCCTGGCGCTGGAGCGCGAGACCGTCTGGGACCGCCTCAACGCCGCGACCTTCCTGAGCCAGGACGAAAAGCGCGCCGCCGCCGGCTACGGCCCCGCCGGCTCGGGCGATGTGCTAGGATGAGCAACGGGGAGATGCCGATGCTGAAGCAAACCGTTCTCTGCGCCGCGCTGCTGTGCGCCGCCACGGCCCGCGCCGCGCCGCCGGGCTGTCCCATGCGCGATCATCTGGTGCCGGAGGGCTCCGTCTTCGCCATGGGTGACGACAGCTATCTGAAGTGGGGCTACGACAAGGCCTTCGCGCCGTTCCTGCAGACCGACGTGATGGTGCGCATGATCGCCGCGCCCGCCTTTTCGGATCGTTACGCCGTCGGCCTGCGCGAAACATCCGGCGGCTATACCGTCTTCGGCCTCTCGCTCGGCCGCGCCGGTAAGCCGTCTGTGCATTGCGAGGCCGCCATCGCCAAGCCGCTGGGACAAAGCCTCGTCGCCGCCTGGCGCGTCGTCCTTTTGGGCACGCGGTTTTCCGACGATGTCGCAATGGGCCTGGATGGCATCGAGGTTCACTTCTCGATGCGCGAAAATTTCGAGCAGCCGCCGGGCCAGATGCAGACACAGTTTCTCTACGGTCAGGTCTGGACGCCCAACAGGGGCTCGCCGCCGGACCGGCTTCTGGGACTGGCCGATGACTTGCAAAATTACTGCGTGACGCACGACCGCGCCGGCTTGCCGGGCATTGCCAAGGCAGCCGTCGCGCTCGCGCGGTCGCATTGAGTTTGGAACCGCCATGATCTCCGCCCGACCATTCCGAAAACTCCCGGCCCTGATCGCCGCGGCGCTGCTGATGTTGACGTCCGCCGCAATCGCCGGCGATCACCTGCTGCCCGAAGATCCGGCGCTCAGCGACGAAAACGATTTCGACGGCATCTTGTACGGCGTATTCAAGGACCTCTACACGCCGGACTATCCGGCCCGCATGATCGCGGTACAGTCCTTCCAGCGCGAATTCGCCGTCGCGCTGCATGTCAAGGACGGCCGCTATTCCATCGTCCTGCTGGACCCGCCCACCATGTTATGGGGCTATCAAGTGCTCGCCGACGACATCCGCCAGCGCGATCAGGACCTGGCGGCGGGACGCGACGCGCGCGCCGACGTGAAGGAGATCGCCGATCTCGAAGTCGGCATGCCCAGTCCCGACTGGCGCACGGTGAAGCCGGCACGCTGCGAGCGTCCCATCGACGCCGCGCTCGGCGCGCAGCTCGTCGAGGACTGGCGCGCGATGCTGCTACAGACGCGCTTTGCCCAGCCCGAACCCGTGGCGAGCGAAAGCGTTTTCGTCGACGGCGACATCCTGCATTTCTCCACCTGGGGCGGCGGCATGGCCGGACAGATCACGACGCCGAGCAATGATGGCGGCGACAAGACCAACCTGCTGATTGCGATCGGCTTCGCCATGCGCGATTACTGCAAGACCGGCGACGCAAAGCAGCGCGCCACCATCGTCCAGGCCGCCGCCGATCTCGCGGCCCGGCTGAAACAAGATGGCTGATCCGATGCCGGGAAGGGAAACGACCATGAGAACATTCGCAATCGCTTTCGCCGCCGCGCTGCTTCTCGCCGCGCCGGTCCACGCTGCCGAGACCTGCGCGCTGCAGGCGATGGGCACGCTTGCCATCACGCTGACGCCCGACGGCGCGATCCGCGTGCCCGTGAAGATCGACGGCGCCGAGCAGGCGATGGCGCTCGAGCTCGGCACGCCGCAATCGGGCGTCAGCGAAGCTTTCGCGACCGGCCTCGGCCTGCATGTCGATCATCTGGGGCGCAGCGCGCTCGTCTATCACGGCGTATCGATCCGCAACGAGGTGATCTTGCCGGAGCTGAAATTCGGCGTCGTCACCGGCACCCAGGTGCCGGTGCTGCTGCTGCCCCAGGGTGCGTCCCTGCCCGCCGGCACCATCGGCGTGCTGGGCTCCGGTCTCGCCGCCAATGCCGATCTCGAGCTCGACTTCGCGAACGGCAAGCTCAATCTCTTCGCGCCGGAGCATTGTGCGGGCGCCGGCGTCACCTGGTCCGACAGCGCCGCGATCCTGCCATTCCACCGCGACGACATGGGCCGCATCGTCTTCACCATGCAGCTCGACGGCAAGGACGTGACCGCCGCGTTCGGCGCGCAGAACAGCGGGACCATGCCGCTCTCCATTGCGCGCCGGGTGTTCGGCGTCGGCTATTCGGTGCTCACCGATCCGCATCCGTTCAAGATGCTGTCGGCGGGTGGCCTCGCCATCGCCTATCCCGCCATCCGCGTCGTCGACGACAGCAATGATGGCTGCGAAGGACACGACCAGCCGCTCGCGTGCTTTGGCCGTCCCGACCTGCAGCTCGGTCTGTCGCAGATCAAGACCTTGCATCTCTTCCTCGCCTTCGGCGAAGGCAAGCTCTACGCCACCGCCGCCGACGCGCATAAATAGGAATTGACGATGAAGCGCATCGGTTTCTCCGGCTGGCGCTATCCGGCGCTCGCTTTGCTGTCGCTGTTGTGCATGGGCGCGGCGCCAGAAAAGCCCGGCGGCCACCTCGAGCCAGAATCGCGCGTGTGGAATGTCGATCGCTACTGGGACTATACCAGCGTCGTGCGATGGGTGTTTCGCGAAGTGTTTGGCGATGACGTCGTGCTGTGGATGCACTTTTCGCCTTCGATGGGATCGCACGAAGAAGGCTTTGTCGCGCTGAAGAGCAATCCGGCGCAAATCCTGGTCGTGCATACCGACGTACCGCTCTTCCTTTATTCCGAGCGTGGCCGCCAAGGCGGAACCGGCTTTGGCAAAATGTCCCCGGCGGATTATCACAATGTTCTTCCAGTGCGCTGCGAAGCCGCTATTCCTCCGAATTTGGGCGGCCGCATCGCGGGCGCATGGCGGCGCGTTCTCCTGCAGACCCGCTACGACGAAACGCCCCGTCGCGGGATGGACGGTGAGTATTTTTCGTTCTGGCAGCGTGTGAACGATCTGAGGGTTCTTTCGGGCTGGGTCTGGTCGCCCGAAGATGACAGCAACCCGGGCATCCTCATTCGTGTCGCCTTTGGCATGCAGGACTATTGCGCCGCGCAAGACGCAGCGCACCTGAAAGCGCTCAGCAGCATGGTGGGCTTGCTCGAATACCATTTGAAAGCGGACGAAGCTCCATGACCCTCGCCGAAACGTTCCAGCCCGCGCTGGAGCGCAGGATCCCGGCCGCCCTCGTGGCGGCTTTTTTGTTGCAGACCGCCGGCGCCCTGTTCTGGGCCGGCTCGGCCGCCGAGCGCATCAGCGACCTCGAACGCGCTCTGGCGCGCGACCAGGCCGCGATCGAGCGCGTCGCCGTCCTCGAAGAGCAGATCGCCGACATGAAAGCGGCGCTGGCAAGAATCGAGAACAAGCTGGATCGCAAACCCTAGTTTCACCTCCCCAGCATGGGGAGGTCGACAGTGAGCGAAGCGAACCTGTCGGGTGGGGGAGTCAACCTCGCACCATCCGTTGAATCACATCCCCACCCGACGCGCTTCGCGCGTCGACCTCCCCATGCTGGGGAGGTGAAAGCAGAGCACCATGACCATCATCCAATACGCGGGGCCTCGGCTCGCGCGCACGACTACGCCTGCGCGCATCGCCGCGCTCGGCCGCGACGAGTTCGAAGGCTATGCCTCGCTCTTCCACGTGGCCGACGGTGCGGGCGACATCGTCGCCCCCGGGGCGTTCACTCAATCCCTGAAGCGCCGCCCGCCGGCGCGCGTGCGCATGCTCTACCAGCACTTCGCGCACGAGCCGATCGGCGTATGGCAGGAGATCCGCGAAGATTCCCGCGGCCTCATTGTGCGCGGCCGCCTGGCCGAGGACTCGATGCGCGGCCGCGACGTCGCCGAGCTGATCCGCGCCGGCGCGCTCGACGGTCTCTCCATCGGCTTCCGCACCTTGCGCGCCCGCCGCGACGCCGCTTCCGGCACGCGCACCCTGCTCGAGATCGAGCTGTGGGAAATCTCCGTCGTCACCTTTCCGCTGCTGCAGGGCAGCGGCGTGACGGGAATCGGAAAGAAGAACGCACTCGCCGGCGATCTACGCAAGGCAAGCGCGATGTTGCGTGTCGTTTCCTCCCCCGTGGTTACGGGGGAGGGGGACCGCACTTGCGGTGGAGGGGGCGAGCACCGAGCTCGGCCCCGCCGGCTGGCCCGGGGAGTACGGGGCCGGCACCAACCCCGTAACCACGGGGGAGGAAAGTAAAAACCAAGGAGAAAAACATGGACTACGAAACCAAAGCCGCCACGCCCGAGATCAAGGACGCGTTCGACGATTTCCTGCGCGCCTTCGAAAGCTTCAAGGGCGCCAATGACGAGCGCCTCGCCGCGCTGGAGCGCCGCTCCGCCGACGTCGTCACCGACGAGAAGGTCGACCGCATCGACAAGGCGCTGGTCGAGCAGAAGCGCGCCCTCGACGAATTGACCCTCGCCGCCTCGCGCCCCAGCCTCGGCGGTGGCGCCGAGCGCAAACCCACCGATCGCGACGCGATCGAGCGCAAGGCCGCGTTCGACCGCTACGTCCGCAAGGGCGACAGCGGCGGCCTCGACGCGCTGGAGATCAAGACGCTCAGCGCCGGCTCCAACGCCGATGGCGGCTACACCGTCCCGCTCGAGATCGAGACCACCATCGACCGCGTGCTGGCGAAGGCCTCGCCGATCCGCGCCATCGCCTCGGTCCGGCAGATCGGCGGCAATGTCTATCGCAAGCCCATCGCCACCGCCGGCGCCGCCACCGGCTGGGTCGCCGAGACCGACTCGCGTCCTGCCACGGGCACGCCGACTCTCGCGGTGATCGACTTCCCCGCGATGGAGCTCTACGCGATGCCCGCCGCCTCGCCCGTCCTGCTCGACGACAGCGCGGTCAACATCGAGCAATGGCTCGCCGGCGAAGTGCAGATCGTGTTCGCCGAACAGGAAGGCGCCGCCTTCGTCTCCGGCAACGGCACGACCCAGCCCAAGGGCTTCCTGTCGGAGACCATCGTCGCCGACGCGTCCTGGGCCTGGACCAAGATCGGTTACGTCGCGTCCGGTGCCGACGGCGCCTTCGCGTCGTCCAACCCGACCGACAGCCTGGTCAATCTCGCCTATGCGCCGAAACAGGCCTACCGCGCCAACGGCACCTGGGTGATGAACCGCAAGACCGAAAGCGCGATCCGCAAGTTCAAGGACTCGACCGGCAATTACATCTGGCAGCCGGGTAGCGCCGCTGGCCAGCCGCCGACGCTGCTGGGCTATCCGGTGGCGGAAGCCGAGGACATGCCCGACATCGCGTCCGGCAGCTACTCGATCGCGTTCGGCGATTTCGCGCGCGGCTACCTCATCGTCGACCGCGTCGGCATCCGCACCTTGCGCGATCCCTACAGCGCCAAGCCTTACGTCTTGTTCTACACCACCAAGCGTGTCGGCGGCGGCGTCCAGAACTTCGAAGCCATCAAGCTCATGAAGTTCGCGGTTTCCTAACCTCTCCCGCTTGCGGGAGAGGACGCAAAATCCTGCACTTGGCTGAGCACTTCGCGAAGCTAAGTGCTTGGATTTTGCTAGGTGAGGGGGACGAAGCATGCGCTGGCGCTCGCGTCGTCCCCCTCACCCGTCTCGCTGCGCTCGCCGACCTCTCCCGCAAGCGGGAGAGGTTATGCGTCGGCGTTTGCCTCTTTAAATCCAGGATTCCCCATGCCCCTCACGCTCACATCCCCGCCCGCTCTCGAGCCCATCACGCTCGCGGAGGCGAAATCGCATCTCAAGCTCGACACCACCGACGACGACGCGCTGGTCACGACAATTATCTCCGCCGCGCGTGCTCGCGCCGAATGGCACACCGGCCGCGCGCTGGTCACCCAGAGTTGGACGCTGTGGCTCGACACCTGGTCACAGCCGCTCGCCATTCCGCTCCCGCCGCTGCAAACGGTGCTATCGCTCACGCTCTATGCGCGCGACGGCACCGCCCACACCGTCGATCCCGCGACCTACAGCGCCGACCGCGCCGCAAACCGCATCGTCTTCGCCGAGCCCTGCACGCCGCCCACCGATCTGCGTCCGTTCAACGCCGTCGCGGTCGCCTTCACCGCCGGCTATGGCGACGCCGCCACGGATGTCCCCGCCCCGCTGCGCCAGGCGCTGCTCGAACTGATCGCGTTCCTCTACGAGAACCGCGGCGAAGCCCCCGCCGAGCTCCCGCTCGACTGCCTCGCGCTACTCGCGCCCTATCGCAACCTCAAGCTCTGAGCCCACCATGCTCTCGACCCTGACACAGCGCGCGACGCTCGTCGCGCGCACGCTCACGCCCGATGGCGGCGGCGGCTTCACCGAATCCTGGGAGGCCTTCGCCACCGTCTGGGTCGCGCTGCAGCCACAAGGCGCCACCGACAGCGTCGGCGCCGACCATCTGGAATCGCGAATCCGCCACCGTATCGTCCTGCGCCGCCGCGCCGATCTTGCCGCCGGCCAGCGCGCCCAGATCTCCGGCCGCGTCTTCCGCGTCCACGCCGTGCTCGATGCCGGCGCCCGTGAATCCGCCGTCACGCTGCTGTGCGAGGAACTGACATGAGCGCCGCGAGCTGGGCCTTGCAGCAAGCGATCTTCGCCACGCTCGCCGCGAGCGACGCGGTGCGCGACGCCGTCGGCGATCCGCCGCGGATCTTCGACGCCGTGCCGCGCGGCAGCGCCTTTCCCTACATCGTGATCGGTGACGACCGCGAAAGCGACTGGAGCACCGCAACCGAGCCGGGCAGCGCCCACGCACTGACCGTCCACATCTGGTCGCGCGCCGCCGGCCGCCGCGAGACCCGCCTCGCGGCGGAAGCAGTGGTCGACGCGCTCAACGGTGCCGAACTCACCATCGACGGTCAGGCCCTGATCGATCTGCGCTGGCTCGAAAGCGAAAGCAATCGCGAAAGCGACGGCGAAACCGTGCACGCGCAGCTGCGCTTCAAGGCGCTGCTCGAACCCCAATAGGAGAACAAGAATGACCGCCCAAAAAGGCAAAGACCTGCTCATCAAGATCGGCGACGGCGCGTCGCCGGAAGTCTTCACCACTGTCGCCGGCCTGCGCGCCACCACGCTGGCGTTCAACGCCCAGGCGATCGACGTCACCAACGCCGACTCTGCCGATCAATGGCGTGAGGTGCTCACCGGCGGCGGCGTCAAGACCGCGACGGTCTCCGGCTCCGGCGTGTTCAAGGACGCCGCCTCGGACGCCGCGTTGCGCGCCGCCTTCTTCAACCAGGCGACGCCCAACTGGACGCTGGTGATCCCCAGCTTCGGGACGATCAGCGGCCCGTTCAAGGTGACTTCGCTGCAATATGAAGGCCCGTATGACGGTGAGCTCAAACTCTCCCTCTCGCTCGCCTCAGCGGGCGCGCTGACGTTTGCATCCATCTAATCTCTCCCGCTTGCGGGAGAGGTCGAAATCGCGAAGCGATTTCGGGTGGGGGCACGCCGCCCGCACCGCTTCCCCTCACCCGAACGTCGCTTCGCGCCGTTCGACCTCTCCCGCAAGCGGAAGAGGTTATTGGAGTTCACCCATGCCCAATCGCATTCGCGGCGAAGCCGCGCTCGACGCCGGCGGCCGCAGTTACCGCCTCCTTCTCACCCTCGGCGCCCTCGCCGAGATCGAGGACGGCCTCGGCCTCGCCGATCTCTCCGACGTCGCCGCGCGGCTCAAGACCGTGCGCGCCGCCGATCTCGCCATTGTCGCGGCGGCGCTGCTGCGCGGCGGGGGTCACGATCTCAGCCCAGCCGACGTGCTGCGTCTGCCCTGCGATCTCGGCACGCTCGTCGCCGCCGTGACCGACGCGTTCAACGCCGCTGGTCTTGCCGGGGCGTCCTCAAACAGCGAAGCAGTAGGGCGCGGGGCAGACAATATCCCTTTCGCTGGCGCGACTGGTTGAGCCACGGCCTCGCCAGTTTGCGCCTGACGCCGCAGACTTTCTGGGCGCTGTCGCTGCCCGAATGGCGCGCGCTCACCACGCCGCCGCGGCGCGCCGCGCCGCTCGCCCGCGCCGATCTCGAAACCCTGATGCTGCAACACCCGGATTGAACCGATGCCCGACACGCCCCTCGACCAAAGCCTCTCCGCCGCCGCCGACGCGCTCTCCGCCTTCGTCGGCGGCCCGGTGCAGAGCGCCACCACCTCCATCGAAACCGCCGTCAAGCGCAGCTTTTCCTCGGTCGAGAACACGATCGCGCGCGCCGTGCTCTCCGGCAAAACCTCGATGGACCAGCTCGTCTCCGCGATCCTGTCCGACTTCGACCGCATCGCCACGACGCAGTTCATCGTCAAGCCGATCGAGAGCGTGCTGACCTCCATCGCCGGCGCGATCTTGCCCGTCGGCGGCGCCCGCGCTGCCGGCGGCCCGGTCGACGCCGGCACGCCCTATCTCGTCGGCGAGCAGGGGCCGGAGCTTTTCGTGCCGCACAGCGCCGGCGCCATCGCGCCGAACAGCGCGCTCGGCCGCGGCCAGGTCACGCTCAACGTCACCGCCCACGACGCGCAAAGCTTCCTCAAATCGGAATCGCAAATCGCCGCGATGCTGAGCCGCGCCTTGGCGCGCGGCCAAAGGAATTTGTGAGAATGCCGGCCCGCCGTTACACTCGCGCCATGACGAATATGATCGCGGTGTTGTACGACAGGCGCTGGGCGTTTCTGTTTCTCTTGCTGATCGGCGCGATCGCGAATTCGGCCAATGCTTTTGCCGGTTACCATTTGATCGGTTCGGCCGTGCCGACGGCCGTGCAGACCACGCCCGTTTGGCTCCCCTGGGCCAATGGTCATGTGTTCGGCATGCTCTATGTGAAGCAGAATTTCGCGATCGTCTATTGGATCATGCTGGCCGGCATGGTCGTGCTGCCGCTGCTGCTTTGGTATGTCGCGCGCATCGTGCGCCGCGACATCGCCGCCGAACCGGACGACGATGGCGACGATACGGCGGAGGAGCCGCCGTCACTCTTGCGGACGAACTTGATTCGCCTGTCTTATGTTTTGGCGGCCAGCGGCGCCCTCGTGCTGGCAGCGGCAATGGTCTACGCGCTTTGGCTCGAGGCCACAGGCTCGGCGGCGCCGACCGCAGGGATGACCTATCGGGTTGCGAACAGGTGGGGTGCGGCGCCGTTCTACAGCAGCGCGCAGGCCGCGACGATTCTTCGGACGCTGTGGATCGCGGGCTTCGTCCCGCTCTTTGCTGCGGCGTTGATGGGCTCCGGCGCCGACATGATCGCACGGCTGAAGGCGTTCTTCGGCCGCGCCTAGTTTTTCTTCACCGATGTCGAAACTTGAATCCGCCCGCTCGCGGGCGCGATGAGGCATGTTCATGACCTTTCACGAAATCCGTTTCCCCACCGCCATCGCGTTCCACGCCACCGGCGGGCCCGAGCGCAAGACCGAGATCGTCACCCTCGGCTCCGGCTTCGAGGAGCGCAACGCAGTGTGGGCCAATTCGCGCCGCCGCTTCGATGCCGGCTACGGCGTCAAGTCGCTCGGCGACCTTCACGCCGTCATCGCGTTCTACGAAGCGCGCCAGGGCCGCCTGCACGGCTTCCGCTACAAGGACTGGAGCGACTTCAAATCCTGCGCGCCCGACGCAACGCCGGCACCCACCGACCAACCGCTCGGCACCGGCGACGGCCACACGCTGTCGTTCCAGCTGACCAAGACCTACACCTCCGGCCCCGCGAGCTGGACGCGCAGCATCGCCAAGCCCGTCGCCGGCACAGTGCGCATCGCCGTCGCCGGCGCCGAGCGCACCACCGGCTTCAGCGTCGACACCACGACCGGCCTCGTCACCTTTACGACAGCGCCGGCCTCCGGCGCCGTGCTCACCGCCGGCTTCGAATTCGATACGCCGGTGCGTTTCGACAGCGACAGCCTCGTCATCAACCTCGCCAGCTTCACCGCCGGCGAAATCCCAAATATTCCGCTGGTCGAAATCCGTGTGTAGAATGTCTCATGCGCCTGAAAACACCCTGGCAGGACTATCGCGATCGCGAGACGTGGAAGGCGTCCCTGCCGCCCGAGGTGCGCCAAGCCTACCAAAGGTTCAATCTGCGGCAGCAATACGCGATCCTCTGGATTTTCATGATCGTTGTTGTGCTCGTTCTGGCGTTCAAATGGAATTTTCTGATGCCGCTGCCGCTCCTGTGTGCGGGTGTGGCATTGTTTCGCCAGCTGCGGCTTGAGCGATCGCTCGGCCTGAAGTGATTTGCCGGCCCTCCGGCTCCATCCGTTCCATAGAGATTTAAGATGAAAACGCTCCCGACCGGGCTGCAGGCCCATCTCGACACCGGCGCCACCACCTTGTGCTGGTGCTGGAAGATCATCCGCCGCGACGGCGCCGCGCAAGGCTTCACCGATCACGACGAACCGGTCACCTTCGACGCGCTGACCTACGCCGCCGTCACCGGCTTCACCGCCAGCGAGGTGCAGTCCACCCTCGGTCTCGCCGTCGACAATCTCACCGTGCTCGGCGCGCTGAGCGCCGACACGCTCAACGAAACCGACCTCGCCGCCGGCCTCTACGACGATGCCGCGATCGAGATCTGGCGCGTCAACTGGGCGGCGCCCGACCAGCGCGTCTTGATGCGCAGCGGCAATCTCGGTGAGGTCAAGCGCGGCCGCACCGGCTTCACCGCCGAGCTGCGCGGCCTCGCCCAGCGCCTGGGCCAGCCGACCGGCCGCGTCTACGCCTATTCCTGCGACGCCGATCTCGGCGACGCACGCTGCGGCAAGGACATTTCATCGTCGGCCTTCACCGCGAGCGCCACCGCCGCCATCGTCACCGATGCCCGCCGTTTCACGACCAACGATCTGGGTGCTTACGCCATTGGCTGGTTCAGCGGCGGCAAGCTCACCTTCACCTCCGGCGCGAACGCCGGCCGCGCCGCGCAGATCAAGCGCCACGGCACCGACACGCTCGAGCTGTGGCAGGCGATGAGCGAAGCCATCGCGCCCGGCGACGCCTTCACGCTCAGTGCCGGTTGCGACAAGCAGTTCGCAACATGCAAGACGAAATTCGCCAACGGCATCAATTTCCGCGGCTTCCCCTACATGCCCGGCAACGACGCCGCGCTCTCCGCGCCCACCACGACGCAACTGCTCGACGGAGGCAGCCGCTATGGCAACTGACATCGTGCCCATCGCCCGCGCCTGGATCGGCACGCCCTATGTCCACCAGGCGAGCGTCAAGGGTGCCGGCTGCGATTGCCTCGGGCTGCTTCGCGGCGTCTGGCGCGAGCTTCACGGCGACGAGCCCGAAGAGCCGCCGCCCTATTCGCCCGATTGGGCCGAGGCCGGCCGCCGAGAGACTTTATATAACGCGCTGCGCCGCCATCTGACCGAGATCGACCGCGACGATCTGAAGCCTGGCGACGTCGCGCTGTTCCGCATGTCGGCCTTCGGTCCCGCCAAGCATTGCGGCATCGTCGCCGAGCATGTTCTCGGGCTCAAGCAGCAAGGCGATCGCGCACCGAACACGATACGGACACTGATCCACGCCCGCCAGAACCGCGGCGTCGCCGAAGAGCCTTTCGCGCCGTTCTGGAAGTCCAAGCTCGCTTTCGCTTTCCGCCTTGTCTGTGTTTAA